TCCGCCGGGCTAAGATATGAGTCGGCAATCTCTTCGTCCTCCGGTTCGGGCAAGTCAAGCCGGTCACGCTTTTCGCTGTTGGTCATGACCCCGCCCACCTTGGTGATCAAGTCGGCCACCTCGCCCATGTCCTCAAGCGGGTCCCCGATATGAATGTGCATAGGGTGCGTGTGGTCAAACGGACTATACTTCTTGACGACCGGCCTGAATATCTCCTCTACGAATTGCGCGGCAAACGTGCGTTGGGTGGCCTTCAACGACAACTTGAGCAAGGCCATGCGTAACTCGGCGGGCTTGCCGGATCCCAAGCCGTCGGACCCGACGTTACCGGCCTCAACAGGCAATCCCAACGCTGTCGTGAGATTGCGCATGTCCATTTCGTGGATTGCACTATAATCAAAGTTGTGCGCTTCTAAGGTTTCTACTGAAACGTCTTGGCCCGTAAAGTAAGCGGTATTCGCGTCGGACGTGCGCGGGTCAAACACGGTTCGGACACGGCGTAAGTCGTCGTCACTGACAGGCGTGCCGTCCTCGCGCCCGACTTTGATATGTCGCTGGGGAAAGCCGTGTAGCTCTATCGCTTGGTTGATTGCCTCCTCGTTGCTCTTGAAAGCGTCAATCTCGTCTTTGTTGCGCAAGACCTCGCTGATACCAGTTTGATCCCGTGCCGATTCTTTGTTGACGACTATGGACCACATTTCATCCGCAGGAAACCGCCGCGTCTTGTGTTGGCCGCCCTCGCGTGTGATCCGTTGCTCCCATGACTGTATTGTGCCGTTGTCGTCCGTTTGCGGCAACATGGTATACGGTTCGGCGGGTAAGACGCGCTTAAAGTCGCCCGTCACAGTTTCCTGTATCTCGCCGACGCTGTATGGGTAGAAAAGGCAATCCTCTCCCAAATCTAACACTAATTTATCTAACTGCGGAAAGTTGGCTTGTAGCCACCCCTCTAGCGTCATTGTCTCGCCGTCCACAACTTGCTCCGTTTCGTCGTTGCGCTCTACGTGGATACTTGCGCCCTCGCCAAAGTTCAGGAGCGCCTTGTAGTGCATCAATTGCGCGACTTGGCCACCGGACGCCCGGAGCGCCCGTATCTCGCGCAGGTCGTCATGACTGATTGCTTGCCCGTCAAAGTGTGAGGTTGTTGATCCGCCCGACTTTTCGACCATAGTTTGCGGCGTCGCCGAGGCGAGGCGCTTACCGACGGCCTTAGATAGTGACCGGTCCGTGTCGGCAACCGGGATCCGCCGGTCGCCAAGTCGCAACGTATAGCGTGGCATTATGTGGCCTCCTCTACGTCAACCGCGACCGGCCACCGGCCTACGGCGTAGCGATAGCCAAAGACGGCTAGCGTAATCAGTAAAAGCGTGGCCTCGGCTTTGTCTATGCTCATGCGTGACGGTTCGGGGCCGCGTCCCTAAGTGTTTAGGTTAAGTAACCCTCGCGTCCACGCGGCGATTGACAAATAAAAAAGTCGCTGGTTGGTTAGCGGCCCCAATCCACGTTAACGCAGTCGTGGAGGTCCGCCTCACCTACACTCACCGTCTCACCGCAATCCGTGCATCTTAGTTTCATAGCGTCGCGTTGTTCCCAAATGAAAGGCTCCGGTGGTTGCATTGAATTAGGCCTCCTTGACCGTGTAGCTGTCGTATCCTCCGGCGGAGGTGTCGTTTTCATACACGTTGTATGTGCTTTGGTGATCCGCCCAAACCTCAACCGGATCCATAGCCGGGCCTGCGGTCGTCGCGTCCTCATGCACTTGTACCACAAGCGCGTTGTAAATCGGGATAACGTCAACGTCGTCACAATCTCGCAGTGATTCAACCGGGTCCGTTGTGGCTTTGCTTGCCATACTACAACAATATACCCACTACCTATTAAAACTATGGATTCTATGACCACATAGACATAGCGGCGTCACTCGTCGCGGTCATAGAGGTCCATTGTCACGGTGTCCGTGCTTGCGTCACGGACGTAGTTGCGGCCACACTTCGGACAGGCCCAACACGGGGACGCGCCGTTGTCGAATGCCGCCGTGCGCGGGTTGTATGTCGTTGTCGGTTGACAGGCAACGTCGCAATGCTCACAGATATGTTGCTCACGCTCCACGCCAAAGGCGTCCTTGTATCGGCGCACGCGCTTTGCACCCTCCTCTATCGCATGGCTTAGGTCGAATCCGTCGCCGTCGCTCATGTCCCACGCCCATACATATCCAGCGTTTCCGCGCCCGGACTTGCGGCAAACGAGATATTGTCTAGTGCTTGCGCCACGGCGTCCAATTGATCCACCTTGCCGCCCGGAAACCCGGCCCATTCGGTTCTAAAGTCGGCCCAATCCATATCCTTCCCCGCCACGTCGGCCCAATCTAAGAGCTTGACGGATCCGTTGCTGAAGGGCACGGACAGGCCAATAATGCGGTCCTCCTTACTCGTCCCCGGCGTGTGTGGTATTGGGTCAAGCCCATAGTCCCGCAAGTGTGTCTCAAACCACGCTTGGGCTTGCACTTTTTCGTAGACAACCTCATTCGTCGGGACCCACTCAATGCTGTCTTTGATCCAACTAGCGGCCTCACTCGGGGCCTGTCCACGACGGCGGCGGACCTCCGCCAAGTATGCGCGTGTGTCCGTCGGATGCTCCGCCACGATTGCCAACGCCCAAAAGTCCGTGTCGTTGGCGCGGGCCTCCGTGGCCGACATTTCCACGCCGAGGTCAACGCTGATATGCCAATTCCATTGTGCGCCGTCCAGCGTTGACACGGGCGCGGTGTCCAGCATATCCAGCGTCAACAGCGTCCCGCCGCTAGAGGGATCCGCGAGATACTGTTGTCGAAAGACTTGCTCCGGTGTCGTGCGTTGGACCTTGCCCACCTCGCCGTCGGATAGCCACGGGTTTTCCTCACTCGTCGCGTGGACACTAAACCACTCGTCGCGTTGCTTGGACGGCTTGGCGTGTGGCATATCCGGCGTTGCGCCCCAACAATATCGGTCATAAAACCAGTTTTCACCGACGGGCTTGCTGATTAGGACCGCGCCGCCGTCGTTGTCTAGCAACATGGGCCGCAGGTCGTTGTCCCATACTTGCTCCTCAGCATATGCGGCCTCGTCTATACACATGAGGTCAACCCCCGCGCCTTGTAGCGACTCCGGCCTATCGTATGAGTAAAATTCTATCTGTGCGCCGTTCTTGAGCGATATTTCAAACGGTGCGCTCCGCTTTGGCTCACCGTGGATCAATCCGTCCGGTATCTTTTCCACGACTTTCTGAAACCCGTATTTTTTCGTTTGCGTATAGGTGTTGCCGACCCACCACACAATCGGATCCGCGTCCGCGCCAAAGTCGTAGGTTTCCGGGCGTGTCGCATAGTCTATCAAGCACGCCGTGGCAACCTCATTCTTGCCGAACCGGCGGCCCATCATGCCGACACGAAAGCGGGCGTCGGACGTGAATACGTCGGCCTGTTTAGGCGACAATTGCCAGTTAAAGTCGTAGGTATCAACGCTCATATTATATGTCGTCTTTCGTCACTGTCACTACGTCCGACGTGACCTTAATCGCGTCCCCATCCCCGCCCGTCACCTCGCGCTTTTCCTTCTTGACATAGCCAAACGACCGCTCTAGCACAAACCGGGATCCCCTGTCGTTGACTGATTGCAGGTGCGATAGCTCCCCGTGTGCGCGGGCGCGCTTGAGCGACTTGAAAAACTCCTCGTTGTCATTCATCCAGTTGTGTAGCGTAGACTCATCAACGCCTGCAAGCCGGGCGCAACCCTCCAACGTCATACCTTGCCGCGCACCCGCTAGTATGTCGTCTTTATGCTCCTCTAAGATTGATGGGCGGCCACCGTGGGCTTGCCGTTCGTTGTGATCACTATGCACGCCACACTTGCCGTCGTCATACTTGGCCGTGTAGGTGCATGGATCCCCGTTATTTTTTGTCGCCGTGCAAGTGTCCTCACCCATGATTTACTCCTCCGTGTTTACCGTGGCCTCGCGTTGCCGCTTGGCCTCGCCTATCCGGCGCTCAACAATCGGCTTATATGCGCCTTGCTCATCCAACTCAAAGCCAGCATAATCGCGGTTATTCTCAATAGCTGATACCGCAGTTGTGCCGCTACCCATGAATGGATCAAGAATGGTGTCGCCTTTCTCAGTTGTTTGCCGGATGGCGCGCTCGACGAGGTTTGTGGGGAAAGGTGCAGGGTGCTTACCATAATCGGACCCGTCTATTCTCTCAGCAGTAGGTATCTCCCAAACGCTTGAAGCTTTCTTTTCATCAATCGGCGACGGGTCTTGAGAAAAGTGATAAATAGGCTCCCAATCCGTCTGATATTGACCTCTATCAGGGTAATGCGGTCTATGGTAACTCATTTTACTCCATACAATCATTGAGCGTAGAGGTATCGGAGTAATATTAGTCACCCATGTAGACGGGTCATAT